CACACGGCTGATATTCCCAAGCTTCAAAAGCTGTGGAACAAGACGGGTCAAACCTATGATGAATGACACTTATCTTTGCGCCGCGGCCCAACAACAATTGCCGCTGGTGCTGGTATGGCCAGACCAAGAAGGTCGAAGGCGGGCCCGGAATTTGCAAATATTGAAGAGGAGAAGACAGATGACACACGTGATGGTTGACTTAGAAACCTTGGGCAACAAGCCAGGTTGCAAGATCATGAGCATTGGTGCTGTTGTATTCGGGCCCACGGGCCTGGGTGCAGAGTTCTACATGCGTATCCAACGCAAAGCCCAAGGCTTGCTCATTGAGGATCCTGACACGATGGAATGGTGGTCCAAGCAATCACCTGAGGCCCGTGCAGAGATCTTCGGCGATGACGTAACACGAGGCGCTTGGCCTTTAGGTTATGCCCTGCATGAGTTCAATGAGTGGCTTGAACGAGTCAGCAAGAAAGATGCCAAGGGTAGCCTAGACACTCACCTGTGGGGCAACGGCTCAGACTTTGACAATGCCATCTTGCAAGTGGCTCTTAGCGCCATGGACTTGGAGCCAAGCTGGAAGTTCTGGAACAACCGTTGCTACCGCACATTGAAAGGTTTGTATCCAGGCATCAAGATGAATCGTGCTGGAACACACCATAATGCTCTAGATGACGCAAAAAGTCAGGCTGAGCATGCGGTGAGGATTTTGTTCCAGGGAAAATAATGAGCGATTTTGACAACAGATTTGTGGAGATAGCTGCGGGCCTTCAAGAAGCCGCCATCGAAAAAAGGGTGGAGGAGGCTCGTAAACGTCAGTGTGATGAATACCGCTTTCGTGAGTGGGACAAAGAGTCCTGCTTCGATTGCGGTGAAGACTTGCCTGAGGTCCGTATCAATCTAGGTCGCGTGCGCTGCATTCATTGCCAGACTAAGGCAGAACGAAATGGCAGGGCCTGAAGCTAAGATTGAGCGCTCAGTTTGTGATCAAGCTCTTCGCAAACTAGGAATCCCTAACGTCAAATGGGGAGTAGATGGATGGCCAGATAGGATCTTTCTCCTTCCTGGTTGTCCATTTTTCATTGAGTTTAAGGCGCCTGGGGAAGAGCCGAAACCTAGACAAGCGTTCAGGATTCAATGTTTAAAAACTTGGGGCTACAAAGTAGAGGTATGTTACGATGTAGACACTGCATTGATGTTTCTACAAGGCGCTTTAAATGAAGCAACCAGGAATTTACAAAATAAAAACACAAAGTCTAGAAAGATTTACGTGGGATCTTCAGTAAATGTTTCTAGAAGATTGACGCACCATCGCTGCTTATTAAACAAGGGCCGGCATTGGAACAAACATCTTCAGGCATCTTGGAACAAATATGGGTCTGATTCATTTCAATTTGAAGCATTGGAATTTTGTGAAGTTGAAGATTTGCTAAAGATGGAACAGAAATGGATTGATTCCTTGGAGGCCTTTGGATCTAAAGGATACAACATGGTCCCAGTTGCTGGATCTGTAAGAGGTCGAACTTTTAGACATACCGAAGAATCAAAAATGAAAATGTCGCTGGCGAAAAAGGGAAAGTCGCAGACAAAAAGTCCTGAGCATAAAGAGGCTCATCGAATCGCAATGGAAAAACTAGAGGCCGTGTAAAAAGTGCAAGTGAAAGAAAGAAAATTTCAGAATCTAAACTTGGCCACGTAGTAACGCAGGAAACCAGAAAGAAAATTTCTGACTCCCTTAAACGAAAAAGAGGTACGCTATGACAGAATTAGAGCTTTTCAAGCCGTCACCAGTAGATTGGACGCCGCACGCCTATCAAAAGAAAGGGATCAAGTTCCTGATCGAGCACGCGTGCGCAGCGCTGTTCGAGGATCCCGGACTGGGCAAGACAAGTCAAGTGTTGGGAGCACTCAAAGTGCTAAAGAAAAAGAAGCTGGTCAGCAAGGTGCTGTTGATCGCGCCACTTCGCGTGTGCTACAGCGTGTGGCCAAAAGAAATCCAAAAATGGACTGACTTCTCAGACTTCAAGATCGAGATTCTGCACGGACCCAAGAAGCAAGAGGCTCTTGAACGTGAAGCTGACATCTACGTCATCAACCCAGAAGGTTTGGATTGGCTGCTAGACGTCAAGCGCACCAAGGTCACGTCAGCAAGAACAGGCAAGGTGACTACGAAGATCGATGTGGACATTCGCCGCTTCAAGAAACTTGGCTTTGACACCTTAGTCATCGATGAATTGACCAAGTTCAAGCATACCAAGTCAGGACGCTTCCAAGCTTTGAAGCTGGTGCACAAGACGTTTGGACGCCGCTGGGGCCTTACTGGCTCACCAGCCTCTAATGGCCTGCTTGATCTCTTTGGCCAATGCTACATCTTAGACGAGGGCAGGGCGCTTGGTCCTTACGTCACGCACTACAAGACCCAGTACTTCAGAGCCTTGGATAAGGATCAGTTCGTGTGGGTGCCGCAAGTCGGTGCTGAACAACGCATCTATGAGCGCTTGGCTCCTCTGGCCCTCAGGATGGCCGCAGAGGACTACCTTGACATGCCGCAGATGATAGTGAACAATATCAAATTGGACATGCCTGAGGACGCCAGAGAGGTCTACGACCGCATGGAAGAGGACCTCATCACCATGATCGAGGACAAAGCCATTGTGGCCTCCACGGCAGCAGTAGCTTCTGGCAAATGCCGTCAGATCGCCAACGGTGGTTTGTACTTGACTCCTGAGGTCACTGAGATGGGCTACAAGGTGCTCAAGGGCAAGAAGGAACATGTGGATCTTCACCACGTCAAAGTTGATGCACTTGAGGATCTAGTGGAAGAGTTGCAAGGCAGCCCACTGCTTGTTGCTTACGACTTTGGCCACGACCTAGCACGACTGCGAGCCAGGTTTCCAAAAGCTGTTTTCGCTTGCGACTACAAGATGAAAGACTTCGTCAAGGTAGAAGCTGCTTGGAACCGCGGCGAGATCCCATTGCTGTTTGGGCATCCTCAGTCCATTGGCCACGGCCTGAACCTGCAAGAGCAAGGCAATCACGTTGCGTTCCATTCAATGACTTGGGATTTTGAGTTGTACGATCAATTCGTGCGCCGCATCTTGCGCCAAGGCAACAAGCACAAGAAGGTGTTCATCCACCACTTCATGATGAATGACACGATTGACGAGATAATGTATTACTCGTTGAAATCAAAAAATAAGGGGCAACAAGCTTTGTTTAAAGGACTGCAAGAGTTGGCCAAGATGCGTCGCCGCCGCAAATGATTTGAAAACAGAGGTTTACAATTTGCATCTTTGCGCAAAAAATAGTTGCATTTATTTGCATTTATTTGTAAGTCTCTGTTTACGGGGTGTAGAAATGCACTACATAATCTAATCACGGTCAAACAATGATCGCAACTGCTGAGGAACAAATCATGCCAATCACTTTCAACATTGATAGCGTCAAAGTTACAGGCTTGCAAGCTGAGGCCCATTTCGTTGAGTGGGCTTTAAGTCTTGAACAAGAAGGCAATCAAGATCTGCTTAAGCTGGCCAGCAAAGAACGCTATGCTTCAGAAGCTAGCCACATATTTCAAGTTGCAGCCTATCAAGATTTCTCCAAAAATTGGAGCCACTGCTTTGAGATCGTTAAGGCGTCTGGCATCGAAATAGTTCGCGCATAATTTCACAATGCCTGAGAGATCAGGCATATAATTTTCATCATCAACCTGCTGAGGTAAAACCAAATGAAAACTCGTTAGCGCCACGCGTTGTGGCTGATCGTCAACGCCGCACATGCATCGAGATCCTGCGCAAAGCTGGTCTTGTCCACTGCATACCACTAGACATCAATGGCCTTGAATTAGTTCAGATGAATGAGCAAACATTCGATGACACTTACAAGCCCATGAAAGATTACCCAGTAGAAAAAGCTGCTAAGCTCTATGCTGCGTATTCCGCCGACATCGGCGGTTCCCCTGAAGTCATGAAAGCATTGGCTTCTATCATTCCACTTAGTACCCAGGAGATCCAAATGGCAACAGCCAAGAAAGCGTCAGCTGCTAAAGCTGCAAAAGAAGAGACCAAACCAGTCAAGAAAGTCGCGGCTGAGAAGCCAGCTAAGGCTGTTGTGGCCAAGAAAGTCGTGGCTGAGAAGCCCGCCAAAGTTGCTAAGGCAGCACCTGCTAAGAAGGCAGCCACTGGCGAGAAGACACATTCAGCTGCTAACATGTTCAAAGACTTGATCATGGAAGGCAAGTTGACTGATGACCAGATCTTTGCCAAGGTCCAAAAGGAATTCAACCTTGATGACAACAAGCGCAGCTACGTTCGTTGGTACCGCAATGACTTGACTAAGAAGGGTATGAACCCTCCTGAAGCCAAGTAATTCCTCACTCATTTAATTTAGGACCTATTCATCATGGCCAAATCCAAAGAAGTTTCTCGCGACGCTCGCGAATATGACACCACCCAACTGCATGAGTCTGGCCACGGCCGCACTTTGCATAGAGATTACTCCGCGCATTTTTGGCGCTGGAGTTTTGCACGCCGCTTCGTGACAGCCAAGGACAACGTGCTTGAAGTTGGTTGCGGCGAAGACAAACCACTCAGCAAGATTCTGACTGGTGGGGCTGCTGCCCACGTTGGCCACTACACAGGCGTCGACTTGAATAAGCTCAAGCCCTCGGCCTCTCAGCGCCTGGAGTTCCATGGTGAGTTCAACTTCGTTGAGCGCTACAAGGAACTGTTGAAGAAGCGCCCTGAAGGCTGGGATGTGGTTGTGAATTATGAAGTCATTGAGCACATGAAGGTCGAGCACGGTGTCAACTTGCTCAAGGCCATGTTTGCTTGCACCAAGCCAGGCGGCGTGTTGCTCTTGTCTACACCAGTCTATGACGGCAAGCGCCACGCTGCAAACCACATCCACGAGTACCGTGTTGACGAGTTGCAGAAGTACGTTGAGAAGGCTGGCTACGTTGTAGAACGCCGCTTCGGTACCTTCATGGACATCAAACACATCGGCAAGGTAGAACCTACTGGCGTGAGCAAGGATGCTGTCCTGGCTGTCCGTAAGGCCCTCGAGCAGTACTTCGACAATGACGCCATCAGCAACATCTTCGGCCCATTGCATGAGGACCATGCGCGCAACAACCTGTGGGTGTGCCGCAAGCCCTGCAGACGGTAAGCCCGCCAAAGCTGCCAAGGCAACTTCGCAGCCAGCACGCACCGTGGGGCGCA